TTCGTTAAAAATTTCACTTACGTATTCCAGTTCCTCGATGGTCATCTCGTATACCTGTTCGCGAGTCATCTCCAGTTCCTCGCCGTACTTCTCGTACATATAGTCCCATACTGTATTTCTCATTGTTCGTCGATGTAAAGTTCGTCCAGTGGCATACCCGTCTTGCGCTCGATGTATGCGATAAAGTTTTCCATGTGGGCTTCGTCGTTGAAGACCTTGCGCACCACCCATCCCGCTGAGGGATTGGGCGATGACCAGTGGCTACGGTAGCCGTTGTCGAATTGTAGTGTTGCTTTAATCATTGCAGTCGTGTTAGAAAGTGTTGGTCTACGGGTATATCCTCGATGCTGTCCGCCCAAATCTCGTACTCTTCAAGCAGTTCCTCGGCGGTCTTGTCGAAGTTGTATCCCTCATCCCGCATATCCGCCCACCGCACCGCAGCACGTAGGGTTTCAATGCCGTGGTCAAACCGTGGCTTGGGAGTCAGGTCAAACCGTGTGCCCTTGAAGGCATCCTCCAACAGCTTTGCGTTGCCACCATCGGCTTTCATGTATGCGTCGATCAGCGCGGACTCGAATCCGCCCGCTGTCTTGCGCCGTTCGTACAGCGCATCAATGTGTTGTTGTGTTTTCATCATCGGTAGTTTACAAAGATTTCACGTTCAGTTTTGAGGTCGTAGATAGCCCGCTCGCCCCGACGTTGAGCGATTTCGAGAGGGACTTTGAACGACTCTACGTTGTCGTACAGGCTACACAAGTCGATGACAATGCGCTCGCCATCTTCCGTGTGCTCCACCCAAGTGCCCAAGACAACAGATTTGCCATCTCGAACCATCTCTTCCGCTTCGCGGTGTGCTTGCAGGAAGACGTGCTTGAAAGCCTGAGCATTGTCGGACTTGACAAACCGTTCGTCCGTGACCCCGCCCACTACATACCCGCTCTTAGGCATAGCGTATTCGAGATGAGAACCGTTCTCCCACATAGTCAGGGAGCATCCACCCTTGAGCAGGGTGCGACCGTATACGAGGCACATGACCTCGAAAGCATTTAAGTTTTCCATATTAGAAGTTTTGAAAATCGATTGAAGTATTCTGAGCGAAAGCCTCGCCAACTAAGCGACAGCCTTCGTAGTCGCGGATGTGATCGAAGTACGTATACGCATCCACCATCTCGTCCACGCTGAATTCGAGGAAGTGATTATACATTTCGCTTGAAGATTAAGGTTAAGGCTTCGGTGATGGTGTCTTGCAACATCCAAGTTCCTTCCGTGTACTCGCCGTCCACCTCTAGCACGTCCTCGTCCAGGAGTGTGGGCATATTATCGAGCAGGTATTCGGTGACTTGAATGGATACGTCCCTGATTTGGTCTTTGTCCATCATCATTGGGCTGAACCGATTAAGTCCTCCAATCGCATCTGCTCGTCACAGGAGAGCAGGTCGAACTCCGCCGTGCAGGTGACGGTAGAACCGAGGAGTTGAACATCGTTGAAGAGGGCCGAAGCCATTTGCGCTTTCTTGCGCTGTGTGTCTGCTGACATTGTTAAAGATTTTGAAGGTTGACTGAATTGACAACGCCACAAAGATATGGCTTATTGTCCTTAATTCCAAATTTATTTTTTTACCCTTTAGGGTAGTTAGTCGATGACATCGTACATCTCGTACTGTCCGACCGTGGGTGCATCCTCGCTGTCGAGCCACCGCACCACCGTGTGTGACTCGCACGAAGGCTCGAACACGTAGTCCGCGCTCTCTACTTCTTTGAAGTAGCAGTAATCATCCCCCTCTTTGAGGATAATCTCGACAGCCCAGTTCGCCGCGCTCTCTGCGTCTGCGAAGTTGCGCTTGCAGCGGAACTCTCCGCCGTGTTCCCCGAAGGGGAAGACAAAAGCAAAAATTGGTTGACTCATAAAATCGTAGATTTTAAAGGTTAGAAAAACAGATTAATTGATTGACTTTCAGTCAATTTCACGAGCGAAGTGGTGGTGGTGAAAGACCGAATCCCACCAATCCCACTCGACCGCCCAGTATCCACGGGCGCTCCGATCGAGCGCACTCTGGCCCTCGCTCGCAAGCTGGAAGTAGATGAGGTCGTCATCGGACTCGACCATAAAGTCCTCCACCCACTCGGTGGCAGCGTCTATGCTCTCGAAAGAGCGCACGATTCCCCCTTCGGGGAGTTGGAAAAAGTATGTATTCATAAAATCATAGATTTTAAAGGTTAAACTAAAACTTCGTTTTACACTGCGGGAGCAAAGGATGGCTCCAACATCGGATTGCTATCAGCAATCAACGCCTCTGCCTCCAAGCGCTCTTGCTCCAAGCGAGCGGAGCGGAGTCGAGCCATTGCCTCCTCTGGCGACTCTCCTGGAAGGAGAGTCAGCTTCATTTGTTCCTTCTTTCGAACCTTCGGTTCGACGACCTGAACCTCTTTACGAGGTTCAAAAGGCTGAGGCTCACCACCGTCAACTGCGTTGACGACTTTGGTTTTCTGAACCTTGCCAACTTTGTTGGCAGTGTTCTGCTTTGCTTGGTCTTGTTCAAGACCAGCTGCTGACGACCTTTTAGGTCGTCGAACAGTCTTCTTCGAAGTCTTCGACTTCGACTTCCGCTTCTCCTCTTGGAGAAGCTTGTGAAGCTCCTTGTTCAGAACGGAACGTTCTGACCTTTTCATCTTCTTACCAGAGGTAAGAACAGCCTCAATCTCAGCCTTACGGCTGGACTTCGACTTCGACTTCGAAGCCTTTGGCTTCGCCTTAGAAGCCTTTGGCTTCTTCTTTGACTTCGAAGCCTTTGGCTTCGGTTGCTCCTTCGGAGCCTCGATGGCTTCGATGAAGTTCGACAACGAAGCTAAAGCTTCGAGAGTAGCCTCCTTCTTTGAAGGAGTAGGGCTGAAAACAAAGCTGTTAACAGCTTTCTTAGCTGCCTTCAGCAGCTCTGAGTGGTTGGTTGATTTTGCCATACCGTTGTTAGATATTAAGATTAAAGAAAGAATTCATAGAATTCCATTCTTTCTTTAATCTATATCTAGTTTCTCCAATCCTGTGGTATCAACCTTGGTTGATACTCATGTGATTGGCAGCCAAATACATGGTGTTAACAAGTTAACACTCAGCGCGTTTGGAGAGTTTGGTTGAAGGTGTCAATGAACCTTCATAAATGAAGGTTATATGCTAAACCAAAGGTTTAGAGGGGGGATTGTCCCAAGCTGATTCTGAACGGTTTAAGCTTCGCTTACTGTCAATCAACTCCAACCAATCAGCCTTAACCCTTTAACACTCAGCTACTTAGCTGAGGGTTATTAGCTGAAAGTCTAAGCAAAACCCCCAGTGCATTATACCCACGGGGTTTAGGGCTTCTGTTTTGGGGCGATGCCCCAACTGACTCATGATACATATAATCCCCACGATCTGTATTACGCAGCATTTTCCGAAGTCGGGTTACCAACGCGATATCCACAAAACCCGCCTGTGAATCTGGTTAAGAGGCTGTTGATCAGAGGCTTATGTCTCTTACTTCAAGCAGATTCTAGGATTTGACTTTCTAAAAAAAAAGCTGTAACTTCGCCCAAGCTATGTTAGCGATAAGCTTCGAAGCTGTTTTGATTCTAAGGAGCTTCTAAAGGGGTTTGCAAGTGCAAACAAACAGACGCTAGTGAGCGTAATTCAAACCTACTAAGCTGTGAAGGGCGCAAAAACTGTTTTCTTATCTTTGGGGTCATGAAAGCAAAGCGTAATTACAAGAAAGAGTACAAGAAGTTCCAGTCTTCGAAGAAATCGAAGAAGGATCGTGCTACTCGGAATCGTTTGCGTAGGCTGTTGGCTAAGAAAGGGGTGGTAAAGAAAGGTGACGGGAAGGACGTTCACCACAAGGGGAAGAAAGTCACGGTTATGAGCGCCTCTAAGAACAGGGGTATCAAAGAAAAATCACGTTTAAAAGGATCTAAGAGAAATGGGTAGGTTCAAATACAGAGCTGGAGACGAAGAAGACCGCCAGGCGGCCATGGATCTGGCGGGTGGCGACCTCGACGGTGCCGACTTCAGAGAAACCAAGCGAGAACTAAACAAACAGCGTAGAAGAAACCGCCGTGCTGAGCGTAAAGCCCGAAGAAAGGGTGGTGATGCTGAAGATTATGGGTTTGAGGCATTCACTGAACAGGAGCAGGACGCTGCGGACTACTTCCAGGACTTGAAGAAAGGCAGGAACAAGCGTATTGCCATCGGGGCAGCTGCTGTTGCAGCGACTGCCTTGACTGCTGGCGCAGCCGCAGGGGCAATGCCTGGGCTTACCGCTGGCCTTGGTAAAGCCGCTGGTGCCGTAAAGGCTGCCGCACCGAAGATCGGACAGGCAATTAAGAAGACTAGTCAGTTTGTTGGGGATGTAAAGCCGCTTATTGACACTGGTGTTCAGGTTGCGGGTGCCTTGAAGCCTATGGAGCCAATGCCAGTACCTACCCCAACAGTAGATCCAACAGACTACTCTGCTATCAATAGCCCGTATTTGAACGCAGCTTACCAACAAGGCACCGCCATGAATATGGGATTTGGTCAGCCACAAGGTACATACACAGGAGCTCCACAATACAACCAGCCAGCACCCACTCCCTCATATGTCGGAGGGTCGTTTTACCCTGGACAACAGTAATTTGAATCTGCTTATATTTGCTTTATGAATAAGAAGTACCGAAAAGGAGCAATGATGAAGCCCATGTACGGCATGGGAGCCATGCTCAAGGAATATATGGGTGGAGGTATGATGGAGTACCCTGGTGGAGGTATGATGGAGTACCCTGGCGGTGGACTAGTGCCTAAGCAGTATGATAACGGTGGACCGCTAACTAGGGCTGAAGCCAGAGAGCTGGCAAAGCAGTTTGAAGAGACTGGCGAGCTTACACCTCAGATGGAGGAACTTTTATACTCAGACATGAGTGAAAATGAAAGACAGTTTGTGTCTGATTTTATTTCCTCTGGGAGAGGCTCTTCGGATAGTGTTTTCGGAAACATGGTTGAGTCGGCCCTTAAAGGAAATCAACCACTTCGGTTCGCAGATAATTTCAGATCTGAATACCTCAAAGACTCAGAAGGAGAGGTTACGGCTGACAACCTTAAGAGGAAGTATGATCTTTACGGAAAAGAGGGGGAGATCCTTGAGGAGGGGAGAGACAAAAGCGTACCATTGTTCAGACCAGGGTCTAAGATTTCAAGAAACAGACTTGTTAAGAGTGACGATCTGTTATTCCCTCTCGCAAAGGGAGCAAAAAGAGGTTACTCCACCCCAGAGCCCGTACAAGATACTCGCAGAGAAGAGACCGTACAAGATACTCGCAGAGAAGATCCTGTTGACCCAGTAACTCCAAGAAAGCCAGTAGTCGTAAGAAAGGACCCTGAGCGAAAGCTTGAGCGCACCTTCAGAGCTGAGTTGCCAGAGGTGGTGATTACAGCAGGGGGCGACCCAGAAGTTCGCAGAGACAGAACTGGAGGTATTCCTATTGGGGACTTGCTTGCAATGCCTAGTGACTATACTGGAAGCGGTGGAGCAGACAGAGCTGGCGGGCCATTCGCACAAGAAAAACTAAGCAAAGCACAGCTGTTCGAAGCGCTAAGAGCAATGCAAAATAGATACGGAGGCTTCCCGTTTATGAAGAAGAAGTCAAGATACAGAAGATAAGAAAAGGGGCTCAAGGCCCCTTTCTTATTGCAACTTGTTTTGAGCGTGAATCAAGGATCCTACGTCAATTGCACGATCGTACTTCTGAGCGGGGCTCAGTTCGTAGCGGGTTGGTTGAGGAGCTGGGTCCAGAATAGAAATAGCGGACACAACAAAGAAGATTGCTACCAGTGTAGCGGGGAAGAAAATTGAATTGTTCATAGCAAATAACTGTTTTTGATTGTTTCGTAAATTCGGTTTGCTGATCTCAATGTAGGGCAAAATATCATTCAATCCAAATTTTTCTTTTAACTTTGCTATATTCAATCTACGATTGAAAAAATTTTACCACAACCCTCGTATCAAACGAATTGACCCCAGCTGGGTAGCAAATCGAAATGAAGTTAAGCAAAAACCTCACTCTAAAGGAGGCCATCAAATCAAACACGGCCACCCGCCTCGGTATCCCCAATAAACCTGAAGACTGGGAGATTCACAATCTACGTGCAGTAGCCGAAAACGTATTTCAGCCTGTGCGCGATCACTTCGGTGTACCGATTGGGGTAAGCAGTGGGTATCGCTCCAAGCGACTAAATAAAGCCATTGGCGGGAGTAAGTATTCTCAGCATATGATTGGTGAGGCGCTTGACCTGGATGCAGACATCTACGGGAAGGTAACGAACGCAGAGATCTTCAATTACATCAAGAACAACCTGGAGTGGGACCAGATGATCTGGGAGTTCGGGGATGATGAGGAGCCCAACTGGGTACATGTATCCTACAAGGAGTCTGGCAGGAACCGCAAGCAAATCAAACGCGCCCGAAGAGACGAGAAGAACAGAATTTATTACACCGTAGAGAATGCCTAAGCAGATAAACAACTTTAGCCCAGAAGAGCGCAACGTAAGCCGCCCAGGGATTCACGCTAAGACTAAGACGTCTAGCAACAAGAGCAGCAAGAACTACAAGAAAGCCTATCGTGGTCAGGGTCGTTAGAGAGAGTTATAGAACCGCTGTACGGCAAGCCTACCTTTCTGGGAAAGTGCGTATCGCACTCGGTAATTGTATTTAGTTTCATCACGGAAGAGGTGGTCCTCTAGCGTGTCAGAAGGGGTGAGTTTATCGAAATGCTTGTACAAGTACCCTGCCAGAGCCAGGGGGTAGATCATTCTGTCTGCTAAGTTCTTGCGATTCATCCCGTACTCAGATGCTACGTAGTCAATCGTAAAGAACTCTAAGTCGTACAAGAAAAGCATTAGGTGCAAGTACGACTTGGTGAGGTCAGTATTATTTTCCAGGAACTCGTTTGTTGCGGACCGAAGGTTCTTAAGGTAATTGTGCTTGACGTATTTGTCAGGCAGTTTTGAGAAGTCCCTAAACAACCTGGATCTTTTAACCGTAGACTTTGGCATCTGTATTATGTCGTATATTTGACTTAAACAAATTTACATCATGAACCCGCAAGACACCCTCTTCTTTGCCGAAATGTACTCCCTCGTCAAGAAGATGGAGGAGGTCATAGACCAGTTCGATATGAAAGACCGAACATTGGCGTCTATTGTTGTCGGAGTTATTGATCTCGATGCAATTGAATACGGCGAAGAAGAAGCCGAAATGAAAACCATGTACAGCTTCAACCTACAGAGCAGAGCAGAACTAGAAGCTGTCAAGGACGTCATGGACAATGCGTACAGGGATGACGACGACGATATAGACTTGTCTGGCCTTTTGGGTGGAACGGGTATATCCCTAAACTAATGGAAGGACTTATTAGAAAAATTGTGGTCGGAAGAGACCCTAAAAACGGCATGGCCTATTATCTGGGTATGCGGGCAGGAACTGGAGAAGTCTCCGCTATCTTGGAAGATGACAGACATCTTCATAAATTTGGCAAGAAAAGATATCTCATCTATATCGAAAACAATGAGGGTACCCTCCTTTGGAAGGCAGTAGACGAGATGCCATGCTTGCTTGAGTTTGACTTAAATTTTTAATTAATGAAAACGTTTGACTTGTTCGTTGTTGAGATTAAGAAACGGATCAACGATACAATTAAAACAGAGAGCGGTTTAGAGCTCTACATAGATAATAGATTCGATGAATTTAAAAACAGAACAACAGAAGCGCCCGTCATTGCGGTCCCGTTTAAATACGATACTGGAGTCGAAGTGGGTGACACTCTTTACTTCCATCATCTTGTTGTTGTTAACGACGGCCAGCCTCTTACTGGTGAAGATAACCACTATCTTGTACGGTTTGATCCTGATCACACCGTTAATAACCAGGCTATTGCTTACAAGTCTGCAAAGACTGGGGACATACATCCGCTGGCGGGCTGGTCACTTCTCGAACGAGTGGAAGAAAGAAAGGAGAAACAGTCTGATATTATCGACGTTGTTGAACTCAAAGATAGCCCTGTCACGAAAGGGAAGGTCTCTTTTGCTCCGCCTTGGGTGGAAGAACTAGGGCTCGAAGTAGGAGACGTAGTTGGCTTCGGAAAGAACATGGACTACAGGATTACGATTGAAGGTAAAGAATACTACAGGGTGCGATCACAGGACCTTTGGTATAAAGAAATTTAATATGTTTAGTAAAGAAGAAATTTTTGCCCTCCTTTCTGACGAGGGGGCCATGCTTGCTGACGGTTTTGACGCAGCAGTAATAGGTATCACGTTTGGCGCGAACATGATTGCCGTGTACAGCGTTCAGGCATGCCTAGACATTTTGATGGAAGAGGATGAGATGAGCTTTACAGATGCTCTCGAATACTTCGAGTACAACATGGCTGGTGCATATGTTGGAGAAAAGACGCCCATCTTTGTTTACGATATCCAGGAAGATGTCTAAGTTCACTACGATTAGCGCATCTAAGAGATTGATGGCAAGCATGGAGGTTGCTATCAACAATATGATTGAAGAAGTTAAGAAGCCTGTAGATCCAGAAGCTGGTGGGTCTGCAAGAAAAGCAGAACTGCAATCCATTAAACAAACAGCTATTGACTGTAAGGAGTTGCTGATAGAGCGTCAGCGTTTAGAACAAATGGTTAAAGAGCTACAAGACAATGGATCAATCGAAAAACAAAAAGACTACTCAGGAGGATTTGCCGAGCGCTTCTCAAAATAATGCTAGTGGATTGATCTACTGGGACGACTATGACTTTGACAATCAAGACAATACATCGGATTACTTAAAGATAAATATATGCACCCGTAGCTCAGCTGGATAGAGCATCTGCCTTCTAAGCAGACGGTCACAGGTTCGAGTCCTGTCGGGTGTACGAATTAAATTAAACACATGCCAGACTTACATTGCCCAGAGTGCGGTAAGGAGCGGTTCGAGCGCAACCTCACCATGAAAGTAAAAGACGGAAAAACCTACTACGTAGAGGGCCAGTGCGAATGCGGAGCTCAGATGGAGCTTACCAACCCTAAGACAGGGGCTCCAGGCTTTAAAAGAATGGGAAGGTTTGGTAGAAGCTATTGATGTCAGCACTTATCGACATAGACGGTTATGAAACTAAAGGGATTAAGATCGACCCTAACGGTACAGAGGGAGAGATCATGGAGCTCCATGGGTTACTCGTTGTACTCCCAAAGAAACCAAAGCGATCGGAGATTCTCTTCCATGAAAAGCCAAAAGCAATGCAGATGTGGAAACGCATTGCTATGCCCGAAGAACTGCAAAGGATTCGCAGTATGGATGAGTGGCTCGAAAGACCTGCCGAGTTTCGACAGAAGTTTCGTTCTTACATCGAACAAGAGTTTCAGCGTAGGCGCGACGGTGTGTGGTTTTACAATAATGGGGTCCCTACGTATATTACAGGGAGACACTATATGTTTCTTCAATGGTCTAAAATTGATATCGGATACCCATCATACCTCGCTTTCCAAAGAGAGATCTTTCTCCACATGGCTGCTTGTGAAGCTGATCCCCGTTGTTTCGGTCAGCTATATACTAAGTGTCGTCGTTCTGGCTACACTAATGTATGCTCTTCTGTCCTTGTTGACGAGGCTAGTCAGGTTAAAGAGAAGCTGTTGGGCATTCAGTCGAAGACTGGTAAAGATGCTCAAGAGAACATCTTCATGAAGAAAGTGGTTGCGATCTTTCGCAGCTACCCATTCTTCTTCAAGCCCATCCAGGACGGTACCACAAACCCCCGTATGGAGCTAGCCTTCCGTGAGCCGTCGAAGCGGATCACCAAGAACAACAAGACGTCCCATCGAGGGGATGCACTGAATACTGTAGTTAACTGGAAGAACACCACGAACAATGCATACGATGGTGAGAAGCTACACATGCTGTACCTCGATGAGGCGGGTAAATGGGAGAAGCCTACCGACATCCGTGAGGCGTGGCGTATTGAGCGTACATGTCTTATCGTCGGTAAGCGCGTGGTGGGTAAAGCGCTGGTAGGCAGTACAGTAAACCCCATGAGTAAGGGAGGGGAAGAATACAAAGGCTTATGGTATGATTCTGACCCAAACGAGAGAAACAACAACGGTCGAACCCGCTCAGGTCTATACAGAATATTTATCCCAGCCTACGAAGCCTTGGAGGGGTTCTTCGACAAGTATGGTAATGCCGTCATAGAAAACCCCAAAAAAGAAATAGAAGGCGTTGACGGCGAGCCAATAGACCAGGGAAGCCGAGCTTACCTAAAAAACGAGCGCCAGTCTTTTAAGGACGACCCATCAGAGCTTAATGAAATCATTAGACAGTTCCCTTTCACGGAAGACGAAGCTTTCAGAGATAGTATCGAGGGCAGTCTGTTTAATATTGGGAAGATCTATCAGCAGATAGAACACAATGACAACTTGTACCCAAACCCAGTAGTCCAAGGAAACTTTGTGTGGAGAACAAAAGACGAAGAGGTGGTTTTTTCCCCAGATCCGAACGGTAGGTTTCGCGTGGCTTGGCTGCCGCCAGATCATTTAAGAAACAACAAATCAGAAGAGCGCGGAAAGCGCATGCCGCCCAACGGTCACATTGGTGTTGGAGGGGTTGACTCCTACGACTTGGACGCTACGGTAGACGGAAGGGGCTCTAAGGGCGCTCTGCATATGTACAACAAGTTCAACATGGACGTGCCTCCCAACATGTTTGTTGTTGAATACGCTTCACGCCCAGATCTAGCCAGCATCTTCTATGAAGACGTCTTGATGTGTGCTTTTTTCTACGGGTACCCTCTGCTTATAGAGAACAACAAGTACGGCATTGCAAGATACTTTGAATCAAGGGGTTACGACGGATACCTAATGGACAGACCGCAGCACCTGCGGAACCCAAACTCTTCTGGGAATGTGAGAACAAAAGGTATCCCCTCCAACTCGCAAGACGTTATTCAGTCTCACGCCCAAGCCATAGAGGCTTATATCCACGATCATGTCGGCATAAAGACAGAGACGGGAGAGATAGGGCAGATGCTCTTTAACAGAACACTGGAAGATTGGATTGGCTACAAGATTGAGAAGAGAACTAAGTTTGACTTGACGATTAGCTCTGGCTTGGCCCTTCTTGCCGCTCAAAAGGCAAAGAAAGAAAAACCTAAG